TCCTTTCTCCTTTGGTTTTCTTTAGCCTGTGGTGTCTTGACTTGTTTTCAACACTAAAGCATACTCCGCTATCCTATGAAGTTTTCTCCCCAAGAATTTAGAAACGGTTCAATCATCCCATCTGTTCTCAATGGAAAGGTTGATTCTTCCGTCTCTAGCCTAATAGGTAAATCAGAACCTGTTTCATTCGGTGGCGGTCAATACAAGCGGAAACCAAATTTCCTCATGTGTCCCCCAAAATACTTGTCCACGGCTATCCCGAACAACAAGTTTATGAAGGGTCAGAAAATTGATACTGAACGTGCCATGCGTCAGTACGCTCGCATCAAGAGACTCATTACTGCTCTCGGTGTTAAAGTCATTGAACTTCCTCCAACCAAAGGGGCACAAGATCAGCACTTTGTTGCTAACCTTGGACTCTCGGTAGATCCGTTTATCTTCCTAGCCAAGATGTCTGCTCCTGGTCGAACCATCGAAGAAGAACCTGGTCGCAGATTCTTTGAGAAGATGGGTTATACAGTTCTCCAACCTCCTCACTATTGGGAAGGCGAAGCTGAAACAAAACACTGGAAAGACAAAACGTATTTTGGCGGCTATGGAAAATTCTCCGATTGGAAAGCCCAAGAATGGATTTCCAAAAAGGGTGGTATCGAAATCATACCTATGCGAATGGTGAGTGATGATCTCTACCACTTGGATTGCTGTATCCATGTCCTAGACAAAGAAAACCTGATGGTTTGTCGTAGTGGCATTGATTCGGAATCATTTAAGAGATTAGAAAAACTCGCCAATATCATTGTTGTTCCCAAAGAGATGGAAGCAACTGGTGCTACCAATCTGATCCGTATCCCTGACAAAAACATTGTGATTAGTGGTATGTTCCAGCCAGAGTATGGTCAGTATCGCAATTCAATGGAATGGATGCTTACTACAATGGACAAATTCAATAACTCTGTTATTTTTGCTGACATTGATGAAGCTGATAAAAACGGAGCCGATTGTTCATGCCAAGTAATGCACATGACTTTCTAAAATCTCTTTGGAGATGGTTGGTAGGTAGGATTGCTTTTATCAATGGGTATTGTCCAGAGTGTCTAACGGACTTGAAAGATTGTAATAAAAGTCCTTGCCATGTCTGTAATGTTCTCGGATACATAAGGCCGAATCAAGTATGGACTAGATTTAAGACATGAATAAAACAACCACATCACCCAATGCCAAAACTACAGTCTCCACAATGCGAGAAGCAAGAGTCAGTTACGGTACAAAGAAAACAAAGCGTAAGCCAAAGAAGTAATATGAATGCTGAACAAGATGCTTTTGAGATATGGAGCAAAGCTGGTTCAGCAGGGTTAGAGAAATATCGTAAAGGCCAAGCAGAACATAGAACAGATTTCTGGACTGCTGGTGCAGGATGGTATGCACAAAACTTGCGAGATGAACAATTGGATCTAATTAGCTATCTTCATCACCTTATTGAAAGAATAGATTCCATGCAAGTATTGGCAGAGATGATGGAAAATGAGGATGTCTCACTGCGAGATGCCGCAACAATACTCAAACAATTGACATCCAGTAATCCCCCCAACAAGGCTTGTCACCAATCTAATGATTAAAAAACAAAAGCCAGTTGGAGCCGTAATTGTTTCTGACCTTCATTGCGGTTCCACGGTTGGTCTTTGGCCTGATGGACATGAAACATCCACGGGTAACAAAATTGGTCTAGGTAATAATCTCCATCAGCAATGGCTATGGCAATGCTGGCAAGACAAAGATGAGAAGATTAAAACTCACTTCAAAGGTAAGCCATTTGCTCTCATCATTAATGGTGATTGTATTGAAGGTAGGCATCATGGAACATCTGAAATTGTTGCCGCATTAAATCTTGATCATACCCTAGCCGCTATTGAATGCCTACGTCCTCTAGCAAAATTAGCCTGTGCAGTTTACATGACTGCTGGAACCGAGTGTCACGTTGGTGATTGGGAAAAGATGATCGCCAAAGAATTAGGTGCTACTTGGCTAGGTGACAAAGGATTACTAGAAATCAATGGCACACTCATTGATATTGCCCACCATATGCCGACGAGTTCTAGGGCATACCTTGAGGCTGGAGCAATGTCTATAACAATGGGCAACGCCAGACAGAATTACTCCCGTGTTGGTCATAGGGTTCCAAAAATATATCTACGAGGCCATCGACACACGGGAGGAATCTTTAATGATGGTGCTGGTATATTCATGGTAACACCAGCTTGGCAGTTACTTACCAGATATGCCCACAAAGTTGTGGGAGATGCCATATGCCGCCCAGGTGTAGGAATACTAGATTGGAGTGGATGTGACAAAGGAGAACTACCAGCAACCAAAATCATTTCGTATGAACCGAAAGAAAATACACCCATCAGAAGCTGATTTACGAGAGAGCATTATTAAATGTGCGGTTGATCTAATCAACACACCTACAAGAGATGAAGTATCTTATGGTGAATGGTTTTCTGTTAAAGACCTTGCAGGAAAAGTAAACTATGGAAAAGATGCTATTCGTAGAAGATTAAAGAAACGAGTTGAATTGGGAGAAGTAGAAGAAAAGATCCAAAAGTGTAGGGTAGGTAATGCAGTCGTATCGTTAAGTCTATTCCGAATAATTCCCCAAGATGAAATTACCCGTCCGTATTAAGCTGGAAGACAAGAAGCTAGGCAGGGAACGTAACGATGGTCAGGCTATCTTTGCAGATAAAAAGATAGAAATAGATCCACGACTATCTACCAAAGCCAGACTCAATATAGTTTTACACGAAGGGATACACATCCTTGACCCTAACCTTCCAGAATTGAAAGTTAGAGCCTACGCAAATCGTCTATCCGATCTCCTGTGGCGTGACCGCTGGAGACGAATAGAGAAATAATTAGGCGTATTCTAAAATACCCTTGGAATGATGTGCAATAAGTTGGAGGATAGCCTTACCCTCTTCAGTAGCAACATGACCCGTCCCTTGGCACTTCCAGCAGGGTTCCCCCAAACCTTCATCGTACCAATCGGTTCCTGTACCACCGCACTCATCACACGCCTTCTCAAGAGCATTCTTGTTGAATAGGTGTTTCATAGAAGCTCATCACTAGACGAATTTTTTCCAAACACAAGACTTTTTTTATTTATAAATGAAACAACAAAAAGAAGCGTATGAGAAAGCAAAAGAATTGGCACTGAAGGGTGAAGACTTCAGTATCTTAGTAGGCATCATAGATCCAGAACAAAGGATGAGGCTCCGAGCATTCGTTTTGAACTTGCCAGAGGAGTTAGCAAAGAAGACAATCTACGGAAGAGTCCAACTCTCACAGCAACCAGTAACCAAGAAATCTAGAGGCAGACCACGCAATTTATAGGGAGTTTAGGAAGTTTAGGGAGTTTACAAATGCTTGACACTTTTTGATAAATGCATAGGATTTGTAATCTCGTAAATGTCATCTACCACTTTTGTGTAGTGATGCACTCTACATAGAGCGAGTGTAGTGATCATGCTACATATATCCAAATTGTGTAGCAGATCGCAGACACCTGATTAATCACCGCATTATACCCGATTGGATATCATGTCGATGAATCCGCTTTTTCTGTACATGAGCGTATGCATATGTACACAACATAAACATAAGAACCCCCTTTTGCACTTGCTCACAGACAGAGGTGTGGGGGCAAAATTCTTATAGTCCCTTTATCATATCCCTATCCCAATCCGAGAGTCGAGAATCTTCTATCTTCTCCTTCAATGCCTTGCTCAATCTCTCCCTCTCCAATTTCATGCCACCATACCCACCAGGAGAACTATCCGAATCCAGCTCCAACTCATTAGCCAGACTCCTCAATAGCATTATACTCGGCCTATTCCTATCACTAGGTGGGTATCTCAATGTCATCGTGTCCAACGGTACTCCCCATCCCATATTCATGTCAAGTCTAGGTTATTGTAAAAGAAACTAAAAGGGAAGGAAGTTTCCAGATATAGGTTTTTTTTCATTGGGTAGTGTCGCACGTGACCGCCCAATATATAGGTGACGGTACCCCCTCCCACCTCCCGAAGAGATTCCTTGGGAGATCCTAGGGGGTCGAGGGCGGGACAATCTCCGCATCTAGGACGGGAGGCAACACCGGCGAAGGAACCGGCGAAAGAACCGGCAGTGCCGGCGTGCCAGTTGAGGGACTGAAGAACTGAACTAGGAATTGGAAAGGATTAGTCTGTTGTTCAGTTCCCTTTTCGTAGTCTCCTGATAACTTTGATAGGATATTAACAGCTTCTAATTTATTGGGCATTTTTACTCGCTTTTTAACATTGCCCATTTGATCTACGTCCTCACTATATTCCTGACATAGTGGAGAATCTTTATCCACTTGTCCAGCTGGTGTTCTTGCAACGCTGGAGAGAAACGCTTTACGTTCAGCTAAACTCATCACGGTTTTTTCCCATTCTATTTCCTTGGCTCGCTGAATCGCTTGGGAAACTTTGGGAGTCTTGATTAGTCGACAAGCATCACTTGCCGCATTCTCAATGCTACTGGATTTGTATCCAGCCAACAGATATGCTTTGCTTAATGGGAGTCCTTCCAAGTGGTATTTGACGAACTGACTTTGCTTTGGGGATAACTTGGCAACGCTAGGGAGATTTTTCTTGGTCATGATTACCTAGCTTTTACCCCTTTAACCTTCCCTAGTCAACCTTATGCAATTCCCTCGTCAACCTTGGCTTGGTCGATTATGCGAGGCAAAGCCTGGGAAGAGTGGTTTCTGATCGTCACCAACATTGGACGTTTACATTTTGGAGGTGTTAAGAGAGAAGAGTAAGGAGTCTTTACAAGTTACTCTAGAGTACAGACCAGTATAAAGAAGTGCTACGCAATCCGAGTATACTGACCACTCGTAAAACGTGTCAACATCCATTAAAAAAAAGATCATCCTCCTCACAAAAATATCTTGCAAGGTTATAAAAAGATGGTATTGTAGTTGTAGTGATTGACAACAGAACCGCTTAAATACTGGCTCTAGAGGCGATCACAAAAAACAACAACAACAAAAAAAACATGAACGAAAATAAACTCATCGAAGTTATCCAAGAATATCGTAGAGACAAGTATCGTCAATTCAAGGCACTTGAAGAAAAGGGATGGAATGAAAAATCCATGAAGGAATTTCAGGCACAATGGGATGACCTACTTGCCGCTTGTTTCAATCTTGAAATGCATCTTGAGGATATCACTTTTTAATCACCAACCCCAACACCATGAAAAGATCCGACGCAATCCTTGCTTGGAACCGCTCCAAGCAACTCCAATCCCTAACCCTCCGCTTGGCAATCCTGGCGGCATTAGCGGCCATCCTAGCGGCAAGAATCGCTTATCTATTAACCAACAACTAAAACCCAACCCCAACCCACTAAAAAACATGAAAATCAGCAAAGCAGAATTGGAAGGCTCGATTAAGAGACTCAACACCCTTACGGGAGCCAACCCCGAACCCTACACCAGGACGGAAGACGGAAAATTCCAAGCCAATGTCGGCACTTATTATCTCGCAGGAGCTTACGGAGGCTGGAAGTTGGAAAAGATCGTTTCCGATACGGGAGGCGTAACCGATCCACTACGATGCGGTTATGTCTCTAAAAAAGAGCTTTATAATCTGATCTGGGCCTTCATGAATGGCATCGACCTTGCCCAATACCAGGCAAGCAAATAACCCCAAACACCGAACCAAAAGGAGAAAACATGACAACATACAACTTCCATTTCACGCCGGTGAGCGACAACGTAAAAACGGGAGCCATGCCCGTGACCACGTCAACAGCGTCAACGTGCCCCGACAAATGCCCCTTGAAAAAAGGGGGATGTTACGCAAAAAACTCTTTTCTCGGGATGCACTGGAAAAAAGTCACGGACGGCAGTAGGGGGGAAAGCTTCACCTCTTTCCTTAAAAAAATAAGATCAATTCTTCCTGGTACGTTATGGAGACACGGACAAGCCGGCGACTTGCCAGGCAAGGGCGACCGCATAAACGCCCGTGACCTGGTACGCCTAGCAAAAGCCGCACGGGGAACGAGAGGATTCACCTACACCCACAAACCCCCGACCGCCGACAATCTGAAGGCTATCCGAGCCGCTACCCGTGAAGGTTTCGTGATTAACTTGTCAGGAAATAGCTTAAAACACGCCGACCGACTTTCCCGTCACAGATTGCCAGTTGTGGCAGTACTTCCCTCGGAGGCGGTGAAGGTAAAAAATCTGACCACGCCCCAGGGACGTCCAGTTGTAGTTTGCCCAGCGACCAGAAGCGAGTTCATAACGTGTAAAACGTGCGGTCTATGTTCCAAGGCTGACCGCCCCTTTATCATCGGATTCCCAGCTCATGGCACTATGTCAGCAAAGGCCGATGCAATCGCCAACAACTAACCCCAACAGCCCAAACACCATAACAACATGAAACTACACCCTAGCATAACTGAAGACCGAATCATTGAAGCAATCGAAACTGACGATATGGAAGGAATATGCACCGCTTGCGGTGAATCTTCCTCTTCACCTTGTGAACCCGATGCCAGGAACTACGAATGCGACTCGTGCGGAGCTTTCAAGGTTTACGGAGCCTCCGAGCTTCTCTTTCACCTCCCTTTAATATAACCCCAACCCCAACCTAAAAACATGAACATACAAACCGCCGCCGATATTCTTTACGGAAATGCCGTAGAACGAACCACGCTGACGTTTAAGCCTAACTTGGAGGAATTCCAACCCGTACGAGCAAAGAGCAT